GGTATCCCGAAAAATCGGGAGGTATTATAAGTAATAATATAATAAATAATATCCCCCCTATATCCCCCCAAAAGGGGGGAAGCGTGAAAAAGCGGAAACGGAACAAGTCCGTTCCGGAATGGAAGCCGGAGCGCTTTGAAAAATTTTGGGAGTACTACCGGACTCACGGCCGGGACAATGACCGGGCCGGGGCGGTCCGGGAGTGGGACAGGCTCAAGCCGGAGGATGATCTCATCGACACCATGGCCCGGGCGCTGGCGGCGCAGGCTGCCTCCGACGAGTGGCGGCGGGGCATCGGCATCCCGTATGCCTGCCGTTGGCTCCGCAATGAGCGCTGGAGGGATACCGGCCTGCGGCGGCCCGAATCGGACACCGAGGAGGACCCGCCCCGGCGGCGCTACATCGGCAAGCGGGTGATCGACGGGGAGGAGGTAGACGTCTTTGAGTGATTTTGCAAGCGTGGAGGCTGAGCAGGCCGTGCTTGGCTCCATGCTCATTGACAGCCGGTGCATCCGGGAGATCGCGGGGCGGCTGCGGGAGACGGATTTTTCCGTGGGCCTCAATCAGGCGCTGTTTAGCCTGATCTGCGACATGGACCGGGACGGCCAGCCGGTGGACGGGATCACCGTCTGCGGCGCGGCAGTCAAGGCGGAGATCGCAGAGGACAAGACGCTGCGGAGCTATTTGGCCCAGCTGATGGAGATCACGCCCACGGCGGCCAACGCGGCGGAGTACGCGGCGCTGGTGGCTCAGACCGCCCGGAGGCGGGAGCTCAAAGAGGGGCTGGAGGACGCACTCAGGGGTCTTGCGGAGCACGAGGCGGAGGACACGGTGCTCTCCCGGTTGGACGCGGCCATGGCGGCCAGTGCCCAGCGGACGGAGAGCGAGCTGGCGGCTCCCAAGGAGCTGGCGGACAGCTTTTTGGCGTACCGGGAGCGCATCGACGAGGGCGCCGCGCCTTACGTCCGCACCGGGGTCAAGGCGCTGGACAAGCTGCTGGGCGGCGGCATGGTGCAGGGCGGCTTGTACATATTGGCGGGACGGCCCGGCATGGGCAAGACCGCACTTGGCATTGCCATTGCGGAGCACGTGGCGCAGACTGTGGGCCGTGTGGATTATTTCAGTCTGGAGATGAGCCGGGCGCAGATCATGGCCCGGCGGCTGGCGTCTATCGGCAAGATAGACAGCAAACGCATTTTGATGGACAGCCTGACGCCGGAGGAGTACAAGCGGATGATCGACGCCACGCGGCAGGCAGCGTCCACGCCGCTCTACGCCACGGACGGACAGGCCCAGAGCGCACAGCGTATCACGGCCATTGCCCGGGCGGGGCGAGACGTCAAGCTGGCGGTGGTGGACCACTTCGGCCTGATTTTGCGGCCCGGCAGGCGGCAGGACGCGGACGAGTCAAGAGAGATCGCCCATGCTCTCAAGCGGCTGGCGCAGTCTCTTCATCAGCCGGTGCTGTGCCTTGCACAGCTAAACCGGCAGAACGAGCAGCGCAGCGACAAGCGGCCCACGCTGGCAGACCTGCGGGCTACGGGCGCCATGGAGGAGGACGCCGACGGTGTGATCTTTATCCACCGACCGGATTACTACAACGCGGATTACAAGCGGGAGCCAGGTGCGCCGGAGCGGACGGAGGTCATTTTAGCCAAAAACCGCCACGGCAGCACCGGCAAGATCAATTTATCTTTCTGGCCGGAGACCAACACGTTTAATCCGGCCTATGTGGAGTGAGGACAATATGCAAGTTGGGGATATTTTGGAGCGCACACCCACCATTGAGGCTGCGAGCGGCCTTGGGACGGTGGGGCCGCTGCTGTGCCGGGTGATCTACATCCACCCGGAGGGGCGGTTTTACACGGTGGAGTTTACCAGCCGCATCACCGGCGAGCGGTGGCGGGAGGCATTCTGGCCTGACCGCCCGACGGAGCAAAAGCAGGGCTACGGCAACGAGGGGGCGCGGTTTTTCTGCCCGCCCCGGAGAGGTGAGGGACTATGAGGACGATCGCGATCATGAATAACAAGGGCGGAGTGGGTAAGACCGTTACCGCCATCAATCTGGGAGATATTTTAGCCGCCGATTTTGGCCAGCGGGTAGTGCTGGCGGACTGCGACGGGCAGGCCAACCTGACGCGCTTTTTCCTGCCGGAGGATGAGGCGGACACATACACCACGGCGGACATCCTGACCGGCGAGGGGGAGAGCGTGTGGAGCGATAATCTTGTGACCATCCGGCCGGGGCTGAGCCTTCTGCCCGGCAGCTCCGGGCTCTATGACCTCGATCTGCGGGCCATCCGGGACGGGCTCAGCGCCCCGGAGCGGCTGCGGGGCTTTGCGGAGTGCGCCCGGGATGATGGGGACACGGACTGGATGATCTTTGACTGCCCGCCGGGTTACACCGTGGCCAGCGTGGCGGCGCTGCTGGCGGCGGACACAGTGGTCATCCCGGTTTTGGCGGACAAATTCTCCCTTGACGGGGCGGCGGCTGTTGCAGAGCAGGCCAACCGTCTCGCGGGCGTGCGGCCCCGGCTGCGGGTGCGGGCGCTGCTGACCCAGACCCGGGGGACGGAGGTGGTGACAGCGGCGGCCACCATGCTGACGCAGATGCGCCTGCCGGTATACCGTACAGCCATCCGGCGGACGGACAAGGTGCCGGAGAGCACCATGACGCTTTTACCGCTGCGGCAGTACAGCCCCGGCAGCGCCGCAGCCCGGGACTACCGGGCGTGGGCCAAGGAGCTGATGGAGGAGGTGATCTGATGGCGGGCAAAAATTTTGACATCTCGCGGTTTGCCGAGACCATCACGCCGGTGCGGTCCGAATCGGACACCATGCGGGAGATCGCCATTGACAAGATACGTGACAATCCCCGCAACTTTTACCCCGCGCCGGGGCCTGCGGCGCTGGCGGCGCTGGAGGACTCCGTCCGGGCCAACGGCCTTTTGGAGCCGCCGACGGTCATTGCCGCCGAGGACGGGACGAGCTACCGCCTGATCTCCGGCCACAGCCGCATGGCGGCCATCCGGGCGCTCCATGCCAAGACGCCGGAGCAGTGGGAGACAGTGCCCTGCCGGGTGCTGCCCACCATGTCGGAGGAGGCAGAGGCGTCGGCGGTCATTGAGGCTAACCGGCAGCGGGTCAAGTCTCCGGCGCTTTTGGCGGAGGAGGCGGAGAGGCTGACGGAGCTCTACATCAAGCGCCGGGAGGCAGGAGAGGATTTGCCGGGGCGTATCCGGGACCGGGTTGCCGAGGCGCTGCAGGTCAAGTCTACAAAGATTGCCAATGTAACGGCCATTAAAAACGGCATTAAAGTACCGGGCATTGCTGAGCGGTGGAAACGGGACGAGATACCGGAGGCGGCAGCGCTGATGATCGCCCGGATGGACATAGACGAGCAGTACCGCCTGCTGGACTGGATGATCGACAAGGGCCGGAGCTGCACCATCAACGAGGTCCGCAAGTTTGACATCTGCTATCACAGCACAAAAAAGGCGGAGCGGCAGCCAACGCCGGAGCCGGAGCAGGAGGCGGAGGCGCTGCCGGAGGGGCAGATGGTGATCTGCGGCTGGATGCCGGGAGGCACCACACCGGCGGAGCCGGGAGAGTTTGCCGTGGCTGTGGACGTTAGCGGCGGCAAGCGGCTCAAGCGATTTTTTGAGTGGGACGGACATCGCTGGATGATGACAGGCGGCATTGAGGCGCGCATCGCACCGGCATGGTGGATGCGGCTGCCGCCGGTACCGGATAAGGAGGGCTGATATGAGCAGGCGATACAGAGGCAAGCGGCCCCACGAGCCGCTGACAGGCTGGGTGCTCTGGCCGCTGTTTTTGGCGGCGCTGTGCGGAGCACTGCTGGCGCTGACCACCACAGCAGGCGGAGGTGGGCTATGATGCGGTGTCCCTGCTACGGCTGCGAGCTGCGTGGCCCCGGCTGTCACAATCCGGAGCGCTGCGCCCGCTGGGCCGCGTATCTGGACGCCACGGAGACCGCTCGCGCCAAGGCGGCGCAGAGCAAGCGGAGCACCGTTATCATGCAGGACTACGTTAAGGACAAAAGCAAAAATTTGCGGAAGCGGAAACGGTAAGGAGGAGCTATGAGAGATCAGGAGCTGATACAGGCGCTGCGTGAGCACGCAGAATGGCAGAGAGGCAACGAGTGGGAGACGCCGATCACGTTAGGTGATGACCTTGTGGCTGCCGCCGACCGGCTGGCCAACCAAAACACCCACATTTTAGCGCTGCAAAAGGAGATCGCGGGGCTGCGGAAGGCGGTACGGTGGGTCCATGATGGGCTGTATCTCTGCGACCCAGAAAAAAACACGGTCTGCAAAAAAAGCAGCTGTAAAACGCTGTGTTTTCACACCACGTTCCCGGAGTTCGCGGACGCCTTGGCAGAGACGCCAGCACCGCAGCTCAGGTGGACCCCGGTGGAGGAACGGCTGCCGGAGAATTTTCAGAAAGTGCTGTGTTGGGGCGAATATTTCCGCTATGGAGACTTTAATGCAATGTTTGCAGATTACGCACTCGGCTACCAAATCAACGGCAGCTGGGGCGGTGAAGTCTCAAACGGAACAAAGGCTCGTGCTTTGGCGTGGATGCCGCTGCCGGAACCGCCGGGGGCGTAAAATGCTGAAGCCAAGTGATCTGACGAAGGCGGAACTGCTGCAAGTGGTGGAAATGTTGGCGGAAGCGGCTAACGAATATTATTTGGATCGTGCGCTGGGACGCATCGAAATGCAGCGGAACGATGCCCATTACGCAAGATGCAAAAAGCTGATTGACGAAGAGAGAAGACACACCCAGGCATATTTTGAGCTCCTCCGACCTTATGACGGGCAACCCATTACGAATATTCCGCTGGACGTTGCCAAGCGAGCGCAAGCAGAATGGGAGAAAGCCCGGTCTGCGGGAAAAGAGTGGGACAAGCTGAACGGAATACGGCAGAAAGGAAAGAAAATGTGATGGAACGATTGACGGAAAGAGACGCAAATTGCGCAGACCCAAAAGAAATTTATGGTGTGCGGGTAAAAAACCACGATTATATTTCAGCGGCAAACCGCCTCGCCGACTATGAAGATACGGGGCTGACGCCCGGGGAAGTCAAGTCAATGCAAGAGGAGCACTTTAGCGGTCTGGAAATGGCAAAATTGCACAGCGCGCTCATGGAACTCAAAAAATATCAAGAAGCCGACAAGGACGGGCGGCTGGTGGTGCTGCCGTGCAAGGTGGGCGATAAATTATACAGAGTGTTTTACGGAGAAATCTTCGAGCACCGAGTTGGGAGCATGAAATACTTCGCAATACAGGGAAAGTGGGACATTGAAACGTACCCGTTCTGCCCATGCGTGGAAAGTTCCATAGGGAAAACGATTTTTTTGACCCGCGAGGAGGCGGAGAAAGCATTGGAGGCGATGAAGGATGGACGTTGAAAAGAAAAGGGATGAACTGCTTGCGATTCTCGCGGAATTGGATGCCGAGATCCAAACCCTAAGTAATCGCATTGCAAAAGCGCGTGAGGACTTGGCGAACGTTTACACGGTGGACGATGTGAAACGATTTGGCGAGAACTGTGACCTTGAGAAGGGTTTAAAGCACATTCAACTGTTTTAGGAGGGACTGGCAATGGATGAATACATTAAGCGGGAAGCATTGGTGCATAGGCTAAAAAGTCCGTATTTGTTTAATATTACCCAAAGAATTTTTGATATTATATCGGAAATTCCAGCCGCCGACGTGGCCCCGGTGGTGCGGTGTAAAAACTGCAAATGGTTTGCGGATAACAACGATGGAGAGTGGTATGGATGTCAAATGTTTCATGTAGTTCTGATTACCCCAGAGGACGCACCAAAACCTAACGATTTTTGCAGTTACGGCGAGAGAAAGGACGGAGGTGCTGACAATGGCTAAAACATCAGGAATGCAGGCGTATGCGGAGCGGTACGCCGAGGTTAAGGCGCAGGCGGCGCAGATGCTTGTCTGCCAATATATGCAGGACACACTCCAACTGGCACTGCACCAGACGGAGGGCTGGGGCTATGATCGCATTGTACGGCTGTGCAAGGCGTGGCAGCACATCCGGGACGAGTACAGACCGGCTATCAATCCCAGCAACCCGGAAGCGGATGTCATGCAGGAGCACATGGACCGGGTTCTGGCGCAGATCATCAGCGGCAAGCAAGAGCTGATACCGTTTGCGGAGCGTTATCCAGAGCTTAAAAAAGTGAGATATGGGAGGTAAAATATGCAGCCTGACAAAATGGAGCCTTACAAAATTGTCTTAGAGCCGGTGGAGATCGACCGCGTGCCGTATATGGGATTGCCGGAGTGCAAGGAGTGTCCGGAGAAAAGCACAACGGTCATTGAGCATCGGTTGTATGGTAATTCTGGCTGTGTGGCAGTCGATACCCATTTGGAGTGTGTCAAGCTGGACCTTTGCAAAAATGTCAAGCGGCATTTGGCGGCAACGATGTATGCCAATGAGTGAGCCGTATGTATGCGTCCGGCAGCGGGCGGGGCCGTTGGTCAAGGCTCTGGTGACGGACAACTACGGATATTTCCGTCGCTACGGGCCGGGAGCGGTGCGGGGCCGGTGCGGACCGGCCTTCAGCCGCACCAGCCTTGACAAGCTGGAGCTGCGTCTTGCTCTTTTTGGCTATGACGGTATTTTTTTCACGCTGACCTTTGACGATGACCATCTTCCGTCTGACCGTGCCGGGGCAGAGCGCGTGTGGGACGCTTTTCTCAAGCGGCTCCGACGGTGGAAACGCGGACCTGTGGATTTTTACGTTTACCGCATTGAGGGCCTGCACGGAGACCACAGACTCCACATTCACACATTTTTGCGGAACGCGGATTTCCCGCCGGCAGTGGTGCAATTTCTTTGGCGCAAGTGGGGCGCGGCCTACGATGTGCCGTGGACGCGGGAGCGGGTGCTCTCCGAGCAGGGCTACCGTGGGCTGGCGATCTATTTTACCAAAGAGGTCCCGGAGGTGGGCCGCCACCCGTGGGGCTGCTCCCGTGCGCTGAGTAAGTACATCCCGCCTCCGGAGGTGACCACCTGCAAGAGCGGCATGGTGCGGCTGCCCAAGGGCGCCACACCGCTGCCCATGCAGGGCCGGGACAGGCCAAAACTGGAGGGCTGGGGGTTGTACGGCTACAGCCGGTATCTGCTGCCGGGGAAATAGTGCTTTTATTTTAATAACAAGGATTAGATATACTTCTATCGGTAGAATCGCGATCCTCTTGAAACCTACGGAATATTTGCGGACAAGGGCCGGGAAATGGAGGAAAAGGTATTGCAAACACTCAAAAAAGGTGATAGACTTGCCATAAAGGACGGATTGATTGTTTGCCCTGTTTGCAGACAGAAAACAAACCAGACGATCTTTCCGGAGACCACGGCGGATTTCTTCCCGCTTTGGTGCCGAAGGTGCAAGTCAGTCCATCTCGTCAAGATTGCAAGTGGCCAGTGCTACATGATTAGCCGGTGCCGATGAGCTCCCGTGTGTTGGGGGTACATCGGCACCGGTTTTTGTTTTGCGCTGATTTGGCCTGTGCTTGTTTAGCCGGTGCCGATACTCAGCCCTTTGGGGCGGGTGTTGGCACTGGCTTTTGCTTTGCACGGAGGTGATAGCCCGTGGGGCAAACGGCTGGGGCCGGCATATCCGGCGCGAGGATGGCTGAGCTGGCGGCGCTGCTGGCGGCGGGACAGGAGTACAAGTTTTACTCGTGGCCGGAGTGGCGCAGCCTGCGGGCGGAGGTGCTGCGGCTGGACCACTACGAGTGCCAGCACTGCAAGGCGGCAGGGCGGTACAGCCGGGGGTACATCGTGCATCACGTTAAGCACTTGCGGGAGCGGCCAGACTTGGCTTTGAGCGTGGTTGACCCGGACACCGGGGCGCGCCAGCTTGAGACGCTGTGCAAACACTGCCACGAGCTGGAGCATCCGGAGAGCCAGCGGCAATTTCAGCCGCAAGCGCCGCCAATTACGGCGGAGCGGTGGGATTAGCCCCCCCCCTCGGAAAAACGGCTTTGTTTTCTTTGGCGCTAA